AAGAAAATGCTTTAGAGTTTGAACCTCTTAATACTAACACCGCAGGTAGTTTACGAGCCTCAGAAGGTTCAATTATTGTAGGTGCTAGAAAATCAAGACAAGAGATATTAGTTTGGACAGACACTGCTTTGTATTCTATGCAATTTATTGGACCTCCTTATACTTTTGGTTTAAACTTAATTAATAAAGGTACAGGTTTAATTGGACCAAACGCAGCAATCACTGCTCCTAACGGAGTGTTTTGGATGGGTTACGATAGTTTTTACGTTTACAACGGTGCTGTACAAAAAGTACCTTGTCCTGTGCAGGATTATGTTTTTGGCGGAATGAATGTTACTCAAGGCTTCCAGTTTTTCGCTTTTACTAATAATGAATTTAATGAAGTAGGTTGGTTTTACTGTTCTGAAGGCAGCAATAACGTTGATAGATACGTTACTTACAACTACGTTGAACAGGCATGGGCTTACGGTCAATTAAGTAGAACTTGTTGGTTAGATAGAAACATAGTCAATTACCCACGTGCCACAGGCAGTAATTATTTGTACGAACATGAATACGGTTATAACGATGACGGCTCACCTATGACTAACGTTTATATAGAAAGTGCAGACTTTGATATAGGCGACGGTGAAAGTTTTGCGTTTATAAATAGAATAGTACCTGATATGCGTTTTTTAAACAACAGTAGCAACGGTAAAGTAAACGTTGTACTAAAAACTAGAGACTATCCAGGAGACTCACTCACCACCAACAGCACAAGCCAAGTAGGAGGAGATACTCAACAAGTTTATGTACGTTCACGTTCACGTCAAGCTGTACTTAGAATTGAGTCTGATGATGACGCTTCAGGCGACGGTAATAACGATACAGGTTGGAGGCTCGGAGCTACTCGTATAGATATAAGACCTGACGGTAGAAGATGAGTAAGTTACTACCTACTAGGTTACCTATAAGTTATGACACACCTGTCACTTCAGACGTTTATAACCGTTTAATAAGAATTTTAGAGCTAAACTTAGGCACTGTTGACCCCGATAATACTCGTCAAACTAATACCGCTTTAAGAGATACTGAAGCTCCTAGTCAAGGAACTTTGATCTTTAATACTAATACCGATACTTTACAGTGTTGGGATGGTACTCAATGGCGTGATTGTTTTACTTCGCAGTTTTATGCTACGTCTACTGGATATAGTATGACTAGCACTTTAGGTACTGTAAGTGTCGTTACTCCGTAAGTGTAACTATTGTAAAAAAGAAAAGCCACTAAGCGATTTTGACCAAAATAAAAGAGTAGGCAGACAGTGTAACGCTTGTAAATTAGAGCGTAGACTAGAAAAAATTAACAGTAATCCTTTTGCTTATATTCATCATCTTTGTGTACAATTACGTTACACACGTAAAAAACAAGGTATAAAGTGGACTATACAACCTGAAGATTTAAATATTATTTATGCTAAACAGTCAGGTAAGTGTGTACTTACAGGCGTAGAAATGACTTATAAAAGAGGTACAGGGGAAGAGTCTGACTTTAATATATCAATAGATAGAATTGACCCCACTTTAGGCTACGTAATAGAAAATATACAATTAGTGGCTAAAGTAGTAAATTTTTTAAAACACGATTTACCTCAAGAAAAGTTTATCAAATTGATAAAATTAATATACAATAATACTAACCAGTGATGAACAAATGACGGAAAGTAATGATAGTCAAGCACATGAAAAAGTCTGGGACTATAAAGGTTGGTACTGGGACGACGTCAATAAACGGTTTTACCGATGGCATGAACTAAAATTGTTAATGCAGGAACGTAATATTAAAGCGGAACAAGATGGGTCTAAAAAAGTTTTTTAAGAAGAATTTAAGAGATATAGCTACCGTAGTAGGTTTTGCTGTTGGTGGTCCTGCAGGTGCTGCCATAGGACAAGGTATAGGCTCAGTAGGTGAAGGCAGAAGTTTAACTGATTCACTTACTAGTGCTGCTAAAGTTTATGGTGGTGCTAATATCGCAGTTGGTGCAGGTATAACTCCTGAAACCATAACTCCTGGAAGTGGAAACTTTTTATCACTTTCCGCTCCAACAGCAACACAACAAGGTATAGGCGGATTTTTCCAAAATCTTGGCTCAATGGGTTCTAATGCATTACTAGGTACAAATTATGCCACAACACCTTTAGGTTTAAGTTTTAAATCTTTAACAGGTTTACAAAAATTAGGTGCTTTAGGTATAGGGGCAGCAGGTTTAGGTAGTATGTTGGGAGGCGAAGAGGCTCCAGCAACAATGCCAGCTAGTACTAGCGGTTATCTAACTCAAGGTTTACGTCCCGCTACAGTTAGCGACGTTTACGGTACAGCCTCAGGTTTACCGAGCATGGGCACAACAGGAAGCGGTAATTTATTAGCAGCTCAAAGTTTAGACCCTATTAATCAAGCCTATTTACAGTTATTAGGTGGTAGAGACCAAGATTACGGCGAAATACCTTTTCCTACTTTTCAACCAAGTCCAGTTTTAGCTTCTAAAGACGGAGGTATCGCAAGACTCGCTGACGGTGGAACTTTACCTGAAGTTGATTTACGTATGCACGGAGGTGCTACTCATGACTCTAACGGATCTGGTAATAAAGATACTATACCAGCGTTATTAGCAGACGGTGAATTTGTAATGACTAAACAGGCTGTAAAAGGTATAGGTAACGGAGACCACAACAGAGGCATAGAGGCGTTATATGCTATGATGGATTTTAATGAAAACAAAGCACAGAACATGGGGATAGGTAGAGCGTAATGGCTACAGAAACACAATTTGCAAGAACCGAAAGTTTACCACCAGCGTACTTACAACAATTTTTCGCTGGTGTTCCAGGAGCGAATATTCCTGGAATACTTCCTTTACTTAATCAAGAATTAGTTAACCGTTTATTAGGCATGGGCGTAGAAGGTGCTACTCCCTATACTTACACAGGTCAACGTATAGCAGAATTTACTCCCGCAGAAGAACAGGCGTTTAGACTAGCAGGGGAAAGTGCTGGTGCTTACATGCCTTATATCCGCAGAGCCGAACAACTAGGCGAACAAGGTTTAGGTGATGTACGTAGAGCTACAGATATCGGTACAAGATACTTACAACAAGCTGGACGCGAAGGTGCAGGAGCTGTACGTGAAGCAGCAGGCATACTCCGTGGCTTACCTAGTGAGTTTCAAACTGCTCAAGCTATAGGTTTAGGTGGGTTAGGTATGTATGACCCACGTATGGCAGGTGGTTTTTATAACCCTTATGAAGAGCAAGTAGTACAACAAACACTACAAGACATAGGCGAACAATACGGTAGAGCCGACATAGGCGAAAGAGCTAGACAAGTTGCTAGTGGTGCCTTTGGTGGTTCTCGTGGTCGGTTAGCTCAAGAAGATATCGCTAGACAATTCGGTAGGGGTGCTACCGAAGCGGTGAGCGGTATAAGAAGAGCTGGGTTTAGTCAAGCTCAACAACAATCTCAACAAGCCTTTGAAGAGGCACAACGTAGACAACTACAAACCTCACAGCTTTACGGTAATTTAGCAGGTCAAATGGGGAACGTGGCTGGTGGTCTAGGTAGTTTAGGCACAGGGTTAAGTAATATACTCGGCGGAGTCGGTAGAGATATTTCTACCACAGGTTTACAATTAGGTCAATACGGAGCTAACATCGGTCAACAAATGGCAGGATTAGGTCAAGGCGTAAGCGGTTTAGTAGGACAAGACATAAACACACTACTAGGTATAGGCGGTATGCAAAGAGGTCAGCAACAAGCTGGACTAGATTTAGCTTACCAAAACTTCTTAGGTCAATACAACTTACCTATGCAAACTTTTGGACAAATAGGTCAATTAGCAGCAGGTTTCGCTCCTGCTTTAGGAGGTCAAACAGTAACTCAAGCAGCAACCAGTACACCTAGCAACACACTAATGCAAGGACTAGGTGCAGCAGCAACACTTTATGGTTTAACACAAAATCCCGCGAGTCTTGTCTAATGGTCATGAATCCTAGAGAGCTGGCAAACGAACAAGCGATGATGGACTTCGCTAATCAACTTATTCAAAATAACGTACCTATAGAAAACATTATTCAACAAACAGGTCTTTCTAGAGATTTAGTACAGAACTTAGTAAACAGTCAACTTTCTATTGACCGTAATTTAATGCAACCTACTCCTGCTCCTGCAGGTATAGGTAGTCTTGACCCAGATATAGGTAGTTTTAGCGATATTGTTAAAAATCTTGAGCCCACCTTAAACGAAAACCAAAAACAAAGTATAGAATTTGGTGTTGACTTAGGTGAATTTTTAAGCAGTGAACTAGGTTTAGATAAAGAAAGCACTGACGGACCACAAACTTTAAAAAATGCAGGGCTATACGGCGATATTGTTGATCAAAATATATCAGGCGTACAAAAACAATTAGAAGGTTTAAGCATACTTGACAGTATAAACGCTACAGACGAGGAAACTTTTGAAGTTTATAAAAAAGCAGCCGAAAAATTATACGGTGATTCATTAGATCTGACTCAATATGTAGACCCTGAAGACCGTGGACTACCGTTCATGGCTTTAGGTAATTTTTTATTTAACGCAGGTACTAAAGGAGAAGAGTGGGGCACTGCTTTGTTTGGTGCTGTAAACGCTTTTGCTACAACTAAAAAAGCTGAGCAAAAACGTGTAGCAGGTGAAATGACTAAAGCTGAATTAGGTAATGCTAAAGCCATAAACGAACTCAGTACTTCACTTTTTCTAGCTGACATTAAAAATAAACAAGCGATAGACCAAGCACGTCTCAAACAAGGTTTTGAGGCTCCTAAGTTTTACCAAATAGCTAACGAACAAGGTAGCTTTGTAGCTTCTCCTGTATTGGCTTTAGATGACGCAACTGCTAATTATTACAGTAAAAAATTTCAAGGCAGATTTAGAGAAAAACCCACTAATGTAAAACTACAAGACGTTACGCTTTACGGTAAAAACGGTGAGATATTTACCAGCGTTTTAAGTGAGGACGCGTTGAGAGACTTTTTACCTATTCAAGCAGGAGGTACAGGAGTTTATTCTGATTCAATATTAAAAGCTGAAACTGGTAAACCTAGTAGTACAAACATGAAATACTACCGTTTAGAAGGTCAAGACGGTACAGTTACTAAACGTTGGTTAAACCCTGATCAATATAACTCACTACAAGAAAGTAACCTATATAAAAACGTTATAGCGTTACCCACCACAACAACTTTAACACCAGCTATCACTAATGATGAAAACGCTACATTAAGATTTATAACTGCAGAAGAATTCTTAAATAACCCAACAGGTTATTCACCTATAACTAACTCAGGTTATTTTAACGCAGAAACAGGTGAATTTAAGTTTGGTGCTGGAGGTATGAACTCTTTAGAAAAAGGTGGCATGGCTAAAGCAGGTGAAATAAAAAATTTAATCACTGACGCCGAAACTGCTTACACTAACTTTTTTATATCAGCTGACGAACAAGA